TCATTTGCTTTTATAATATATGCAGTGGTATATGTACCATCTGTAACTGATAATGATTTATTTGTACACTTAATGGGTATGGTTGAAGGTGTTGTTATAAGTAACATATTTGCATACTACTACGGAACAAGCGCTAAATAAAACTAAATGGCTAGAATATCCACTTATGTATCAGACACCACAGTTGAATCAACGGATAAGTTCTTAGGATCTAATGCTGGAGGTACTACAAAAAACTTTCAAGTTAGTGATATAAGTAAACACTTACGTGCCACTAATTCAGGTGGAGTTGGAGGACAACTAGTTTATATTTATCATGATAGTTCTTTTAACGGAACAGGTATAAGACAACCAGGTACTATAACTTTTGATTCTGGCGGTGGTTCTACTGTAGCATTTTCAGGCATAACAACTATAAAAATAAGTAAGTTTCCAAATACTGCAGATAATTCTGTTGTAAACTTAATAAACACTTTTTTAAATAAAAATATAATAATAGCCGACACTGAAGATCAAGATCAATTTGGTGTGTATGAAGTTACGGCTATAGCTCAAGATTCTGATGAAAATAATTTTTATGATTTATCAGTAACATTGATAGGTTCTCTATCTAATGGAAATCTCAATAACTTAAAATCTTATTCCATAAGTGCTACTACGGTTGGTCTTTCAGGTGATATAACATCTGTAACTGCAGGTGCAGGATTAACCGGTGGTGGTACAACTCAAGCAGTAACTTTAAATATAGGTGCAGGTAATCTTATAGATGTACAAGCAGATCAAGTGGATGTTGATTTATCTGAATTAACAGACATGACTCAATCATGGGTTACTGGTGAAGATGAGTTTGTTGTATTAGATAATGGTTCACAAAAAAGAAAACTTTCATCTGAGATATTTGGATCAAATGCATTTACGTCTACAACGATTGGTACAAACACTAATGCATTAACAGTTGATGATTCATCAATACAATTGAATAGCGGTACAACTTTTGATGGTTCTGCTGCTAGAACAATTAGTGTTAAAGCTAGTGGTATTACAAATGCAATGCTAGCTGGTTCTATTGCTAATGATAAATTAGCAGGATCAATATCAAATGATAAACTTGCAGGTTCTATTGCTAATGATAAACTAGCTAATAGCTCTGTATCTTATGGTGGTATAACATTATCGTTAGGTAGTGTAGACGATACACCTGCTTTTAACTTACAAGATGCAACAGGTTATCCAACCTCAAGTCTAACTGGTACAATTACAAACAGTCAATTAACAGGTCAAATTGCTAATAGTAAATTAGTTAATAGTTCTATAACTATTAATGGTTCAGCTATTTCATTAGGTGGTTCAGTAACCACACCAGATACTAACACCTTTAGAACAGTTAAAGTTGATACAAATAATGATGGTTCAGCTAATGAAACAATTGGGTCTAGTGAAGAACTACAGTTAATAGGTGGTACGAATATAACACTAACTGAATCTGCCGGTGTAGTAACTATTAATGCTGGTGCGTCAACCACTGTTGGTAAAACGAATTCAACTCAAAGAGCAGGTACAATAGAACTTATAGCTGGTTCCAATGTAACAATTACTGAAGATGGTACAACTGGTCACTTTACATTTGCTTCCACAGCTCAATTAAGTACTGAAGAGATACAAGATATTGCTGGCCCATTAGTTGCTAGTGGTGGCACTAAAACTGGTGTAACAATTACATATCAAGATTCAACAAATGATATTGATTTTGTTGTTTCTGACACAACAGTAGCTGGTGATTCAGGTTCTACTGGTATAACACCAGGTGATACACTTACGATTGCAGGTGGAACTAACGTTACCACAGCTATGTCAGGCGATACTTTAACTATTTCTTCATCTCAAACATTAAGTACTGAAGAAGTACAAGATATAGTTGGTGCAATGTTTACTGGAAATACTGAAACACGTATTGCTGCGACATATGAAGACGGTGATGGTACTATAGATTTAGTTGTTGACGATATGACAGCTAATAATGACGTATCAAATGCTAACTTATTAACTAGATTAGCTGCACTAGAATCTTCAGGTGGATCAGGTGATGAAAACATCGTAATTGGTACTGATAGTGGCGATACAATAGTCATAACAGGTAATCTACAAGTATCTGGTACAACCACAACTGTAAATTCTACAACAGTAAGTCTCAATGATCATAACATAGTTTTAGACAGTGGTAATAGTACATCAGCTGTAGTTAATGGCGCTGGTATTACACTTGAAGGTGGTAGTGGCGATGATGCTACTTTTACATATAGTACAACAGGTCCTAAGTTTGAATTAAAGCTTGGATCAAACCATGAAGACTTACAAGTAGACCAACTAATTGCTGGTTCTATTAGTGTTTCAGGTGGTTTTAAAGATTCTAGTGGTGATTTAGGTACTAACGGTCAATTGTTGTCATCTACTGGTTCAGGTACTAATTGGGTTAGTGGTGATAGTGCTAATTCAGTTATTAAACTAAAAAACTTTACTGGTAATGGCAGTACAACTGCATTTACTCTAGATCACACCCCAACACACGAAAACACTACACAGGTTTATATAAACGGTGTTTATCAATTAAAATCCACATATTCTACAAGTGGTACAACATTAACATTCTCAGAAGCTCCCCCTAATTTATCCAATGTTGAAGTTATTTCTTTCACAGTATTAAACAATAGTGGTGGTGCAATATCAGCAAGTTCACTTGATATATCAGGTGATGTTGATATAGATGGCACACTTGAAACTGATGCTTTATCAATAAATGGTACAGCAATTACAGCAAGTGCTGCAGATATTAACCTTATTGATGGAATAACAAACGGAACAGTAATAGCTAGTAAAGCTATTATAACAGATTCAAATAAAGACATTACTGGTGGTAGAAATATAACCATTAGTGGTGAACTTGATGCAGCTACTTTAGATATAAGTGGTGATGCTGATATTGATGGTACTTTAGAAGCAGATGCAATTACAGTAAATGGTACAGCTTTAAATACAGTTATAGCTGGTGTTACTGTGACAAATGCTACAAATTCTTCTCATGTCTTAGTTACTGATAATGAAAGTACAAGTGAAAATAACTTAATTACTTTTGTTGAAGGAGCAACATCCTCTACAGGTAATGTGGGTCTTGAGATGGATGGTAATCTTACTTATAACCCATCAACAGGAACAGTAACAGCTACGGCATTTTCTGGTAATTTAACAGGCAATGTCACGGGTAATACGTCTGGAACAGCGGCTACAGTAACTGGTGCAGCACAAAGTAATATTACTTCACTAGGTACATTAACAACATTAACAGTAGACAATGTAATTATAAATGGTACCACTATTGGTCATACTAGTGCAACTAATGCAATGACAATAGCAAGTGGTGGAGAAGTAGAATTTACAGGAGCTAATCATATTTCAGGTGCATCTTCACTTAGAGCACAAGCAAAATCAGGTAATTTATATTTAGATACCTCAGCATCTGCTTTAATAAGAACAAATGGAACTACAACAGCATTAACTTTAGACGCTAGTCAAAATGCAACTTTCGCAGGTTCAATTAATACTAGTGGCAACCTTGAAATAAGTAATGGTTCTCCAGATATATTTTTCCATACTACAGGAAATCATTATAACTGGATGATTGGTGTACAAGAAAACGTTTCAACGGCTTTTGAGATAAGTGTTGATGGAGCAACTGGAACAGGATCTGATACAACCGCAGGTAATTATACACCTGTAATTACAGCATTAGCTAATGGTAAAGTAGGTATTGGAACTACTTCGCCTGGCTCTTATGACGGTGAATCCGATGATTTAGTTGTTGCTAGTGGAGTTGATGGTTCTGTACCAACACCGGGTATAACAATAGCGTGTCTTGGGGATACTAAAGCAACAGGTAGAGGAGCATTAAGATTTTCAGATGGTACTAGCAGTACCCAAATGTATATGGGAGGTGTTGAATATAATCACAATGGTGATGCTATGTCTTTTAGAACTGCTGGTGTTCAGCGTGTTACCATCGCATCAACAGGTGAAACTACAATAACTGCATCAGATGTAACAGGACTTAAAATTGCCCAAACAGGTCAAAGTTATTATCATGTAATACGGAATCAAGGAGATGGTTTATTCATAGGAGTAGATGATGATGATAGTGGGGGTGCTGGTGCTGATTTAAGAATTAATGTTTCTGGTTCTGAAAAAATGAGACTCTCTAATGGTGGTAATTTAGGTATAGGTGATTCTGCATTTAATTATTATGCTAATAGATTAGTTGTTAAAGCGCCTGATGAAGATGGTGTAACATTTTTAAGTGGTTCGGGTGAAAAATTTTGGCTTTGTTTTGCAGATGGAACCAGCGGTCATGCTCAAGAACTTGCTGGTCATATATCGTTTGATCATGGAGATAATACCATGAAACTTGGTGGAAATGCAGGATATGACTGGATAACTCTTGGTAGTAGTGGTGATATAACATTTGCAAATACAAGTGGCAATAGATTTGTAAGTTATAGTGATAATCAAACATATCTAAGTAATCAATCTGCTTGGAACTCTGGAAATGCTAACAAATTAATTTTTGAAGGAAGATACAGATCAACTGCTAATGATACAACTTCACTTGGAGAAATACATGTAGGAAGAGATGAAACTAGCACTGATGGTCATTACGGAGGTAATATGTCGTTTTGGACAAGACTTCATGGAGGTGCTATAACAGAGCGCATGCGTATAAACGATGACGGTATTTTGACAATTGCAAGAAGCGCCATCGCAGTTGGTTCAGCTGGGTATAGATTTGATACTAATGGAGAAATGTATACTTCAATTGCTAATAATCTTGCTAGTTACTATCTCTATGATACTACAAATGGTGCATGGAGATTTTATGTAACTGGAGCTGGACAAATAGTTGCTCAATCAACTTCTATTAATAGCCTTAGTGATATTTCTTTAAAAGAAAATATTAAACCATTAGAAACAGGATTAGATGAAGTAATAAAACTACAACCAAGAAGGTTTGACTGGAAGAATGACGATGGAAAAAATATAGCAGGTTTTGTTGCTCAAGAAGTTGAAGAGATTTTGCCTGATTTAGTTAGTGAGCAAAAATATAATGAAACAGAAAATAAAAAATTCCTTAAAATGGGTGATATGATACCAACACTCGTTAAAGCAATCCAAGAACAACAAACCATTATAGAAGACCTTAAATCAAGAATTCAAACACTAGAAGGATAATGGCATTAACGTTAGTAACAAGCGATCTTATTGGAGGTTTAGATTATTCTAAATTAACTGGAACTGTTCCAACTTGGAATCAAAACACCACTGGTACAGCGGCCACAGTTACGGGTGCATCACAGAGCAATATTACATCCCTTGGCACACTTACAGGATTAACTATTTCAGGTGATGTCACTTTCACTGGTGCTAGTTATAATGCTGTATGGGATACTTCAGCTAATTTATTGCAGTTTGCAGATAATGCTGTAATACGTGTAGGAACTGGTAACGACGTAGATATTTATCATAGTTCAAATGTAACTTATATAAAAACACAGACAGATTTACCTGTGAGTTTTATAGACGCTGGTGGTGCTGATATGTTAAAATTAACACCAAATGGTGCTGTTGACTTATATCACAATGGAACATTAGCATTAAGTACAGCGGCGGGAGGTATTTCAAATTTTAGTGGTGATGTGGGCATTGGAGCAACCCCAACTGCTCAGAGGGCAGATGATAGACAATTACAAATAAAAGATGCTACTTCTTTATTTCAGTTAAATGGAATTAATAGCACATATCTATCATACAATGCATATTTTGATGGCACATGGAAAAGACGTATAAGCGGTTACGTTAATATGTTTAGATTAGGCAATGATAATAACGGTATTTCGTTTTATCAAAGTGACACTGGTTCAGCAGGTTCTGCTATTACTTTTACTGAACCTTTTTGTATTAAGTCAGACGGTAAAGTAGGTATTGGAACGACTTCACCAGATCAAAAACTACATATTTCAGGAACAATACATCAAACTGACGGAACAGCAGATACATATTTTGGACTCGGTTCAGATAATGATAATTATATATCTACAAACGGAGGTTTTACAAGATTCAGAAATGGAGGAACGACTCAACTCAATATTGCATCAAATGGCTTGGCTACATTTACACCAAGTGGAGAATTTGCAGCATTATTTGAAAATACAAATACTGCGGGTGGACAACATTGTTATGTCGATATTAAGTCAAATGGGGGTTCTAATGGATTAGCAATCTTAAGATTTATAACAGATGTTGCAGAATCGGGAGGAACGTCTGCCATATATGGTAGTCAAGACGATTTGCTTTTTTTAACAGGTACAGGTGCAGCATATTCTACAAGACTTACTATTGAATCGGGTGGTAATATGACATTGGCTAGTGGTCTTTCTTTATATACTCAAGGTACAGGTAGATTATATACTCATAATTTAACACTAAGAGAGCAAGATAATACAGCTAAATTTCAAATATATAGCTCTGGTGGTGGTTGTGTTTTTTATAATAATGAATCTAATGGAGCTTATTACTTTTACACTAATGGTGCTGAACGTATGAGTATTGATGCATCTGGGCAAATAGGTATAGGAACTTCAACAGTAACTGGTGTTAAATTATATGTAAATGCTTCTGAACACGCTCTTGTTGCTAAAAGTGGCTCAACAGGTTATGCAGCTATTATAGCTGATAATGGAGGTAGTAGCGGTACTCGTTATTTCATGAGTTTTAGAATTAGTAATACTGAAGTAGGAAAAATCACAAGCACAGGAAGTGCAACGGTCTATGCTACATCTTCGGATTATAGATTGAAAGAAAACTTAGAATATACTTGGGATGCAACAACAAGATTAAAGAAATTAAAACCAGTTAGATTTAATTTTATAGCCGATGAAACCGACACACTTGTAGATGGTTTCTTAGCCCACGAAGTTCAAGATGTAGTTCCAGAAGCTATTTCAGGTGAAAAAGATGCAGTTGATAGTAAAGGAAATCCTGAACATCAAGGAATAGATCAAAGTAAACTTGTACCTCTTTTAACAAAAGCACTGCAAGAACAACAAGCTCAAATAGAATTATTAAAACAAGAAGTAGAATCGTTAAAACAATAAAACAATGGCAATAACATATACATGGGACTGTAAGACAGTCGATACATATCCAACTAAAGACAAAAAGTCTGACGTAATATTTAATGTTCACTGGAGATTAAATGCTGAAGATGATACTAAAGATAAAAATTCAGGAACTATTTATGGCGTAGAATCTATTAATACAGATGATTTAAGTACCTTTACTGCTTTCGCTGATCTTAAAGAATCAGATATAATTGGTTGGGTTGAATCAGGATTAGGTGAAGAAAAAGTTAAAGAGTTAAAAAGTGCTCTTGACAATCAGATAGCTGAGAAAATTACACCAACAGTAGTAACAAAAACAATTGGTGTGTAATACCTATTTATAAGTAAATTAAATTTAATCATATAAAACAAAGTAAAATGGAAGATATAGTATTAAAAATCAAAGACGAAGAGTTAAAAGAGTTGCAAGGAAGGGTTAATATAATTAATCAAGCTCAATTGCAAATTGGACAACTTGAAACTCAAAAGCATAATATGCTTCATGAGTTAGCAACTAGCCAAACTGTGTTAAAAGAAATACAAGATAAGCTAGAAAAGGAATATGGTAAAGTTAGCATCAATATCGTTGATGGTACCTATGAACCAATCAAAGAAGATGAGCAGCAAGCTAATACGTAAGATTAGTATTGGTAAAGATTATAAAAATGAAGCTATGCATTACTCCGTGGGCCAAGAGGTCTACGGAGGGCATACAATTTGTAATATTATAGAAGAAGACGATAAATACAGTATCTATATCAAAAAAGAAAAAGATGTTTTGATATGGAAAGACTTTAACAAAAACATGGCTGTATCTGTTGAATATAATCTACAGTATTAATGAAAAGTATTTATGACTTTATAATTGAACCAAAGGATACTAGATATAATAATACTAAAAAGGTTGGTGATAAAGAACTTGTATTAAATACTGAAATTTTTAATCATCAATACGTTAGTAGAGAAGCTGTTATAAAGCATTTACCTTTAGCCATAGATACTGAATTACAAATAGGTGATGAAGTTATAATTCATCATAATGTGTTTAGAAGATGGCATAATGTTAGAGGTGAAGAAAAAAACAGTAGAAGCTTTATAGACGAAAACACTTATTGTGTTAGAGAAGATCAAATATTTTCTTACAAAAGAAATAAAAAGTGGTCTGCTATGAAAGGGTTTTGCTTTGTAAAGCCTATACACCAAGACAATAAATTTGATACTGATAAAGAAAAGCCACTAACAGGTATAATGAAATTAACTAATGATGAGTTAATTAGTTATGGTATAAATAATGGCGATCTTGTGGGTTTTTTACCTAACAGTGAATATGAGTTTGTAATAGATGGTGAAAAACTATATAGAGTTATGACTAATTTTATTTCAATCAAATATGAATATCAAGGAAACGAAGAAGAGTATAATCCAAGCTGGGCAAGTGGCAGTTGAGGAATTAATTAAAGTAGCTAAAGAAGCTATAGTTGATTCAGATGATGATATATCTGCTGATAGATTAAAGAATGCAGCAGCAACTAAAAAGCTAGCTATATTTGATGCTTTTGAAATACTTAATCGCATACAAGAAGAAGAGAATATATTAGAAAACAAAATACCAGTTGATACAACTAAAGATGTTTCATTTGGTGGTTTTGCTGAAAAGAGATCTAAATAATGTACGAACAAACTTTATATAAGGTTATAGAACCAATAAAGAAGAGTACTGTATCTAGACTTAATAAAACCAAAAAATGGGATTACGGTTATAATAAAGAACATGATATTGTTGTTATAAGTAAAACAGGTAAAATTGGTGATATATACAATATACAAGGATTAAAAATTGCCTTACCAAAAACTGAAAATGTAGTAAAGTTTAAAAGTAATAAGTTTGAGCAAAAAGAATATCCCAAAGAATTAAATAAAATTAAAACAATATTTGACTGGAAAGAATATCCAAATGAGTTTAAAGAGAGGTACATAGAATATATAGAAAATGAGTTCAAAATTAGAGAGGAAGGCTTATGGTATTATAACAACAGTAATCCTACTTATATTACTGGCACTCATTACATGTACTTGCAGTGGAGTAAAATTGACGTCGGCAAGCCAGACTTCCGTGAGGCCAATAGATTATTCTATATCTTTTGGGAAGCCTGTAAGGCCGATATACGATCTTATGGAATGTGTTACCTTAAGAATAGACGGTCAGGGTTCTCTTTCATGGCGAGTGGTGAAACCGTTAACTTGGCAACAATATCCAGTGATGCACGCTATGGGATTTTGTCCAAGTCCGGTCCCGATGCTAAGAAAATGTTCACCGACAAAGTGGTGCCAATATCCGTCAACTACCCGTTCTTCTTTAAACCAATCCAAGACGGTATGGATAGACCTAAAACAGAACTCGCTTTCAGAGTACCAGCATCGAAGCTTACCAGACGGAGTATCACGAGCACGGACAAACCAGAAGATTTACAAGGCTTGGACACCACAATCGACTGGAAAAATACAGGAGATAACTCCTACGATGGGGAGAAACTTAAACTCCTTGTACATGATGAATCAGGGAAGTGGGAGAGGCCAAACAATATCCTCAACAATTGGAGGGTCACAAAAACAACCTTAAGGTTAGGTAGCAGAATTATTGGTAAATGCATGATGGGATCTACGTCTAATGCTTTAGACAAAGGTGGTGAAAATTTTAAGAAACTATACAGAGATTCCGATATAACTAAAAGAAACAAAAATGGGCAAACTAGTTCTGGTCTTTATAGTCTTTTTATTCCTATGGAATGGAATTACGAGGGGTTTATTGATGAGTACGGTCAGCCGGTATTTGATACACCAGATGAAGAGGTTAAAGGACCTTTTGGTGAATACATAGATATAGGTATATTAGAGCATTGGCAGAATGAAGTTGATGGATTAAAAAATGATCCTGATGCTTTAAATGAATTTTATAGGCAATTTCCTAGAACAGAGGAGCATGCATTTAGAGATGAAACTAAGAATAGTATATTTAACTTAACTAAAATATACGAACAAATAGATTATAACGAGGATATATCAGGATCTTTATCAGTTAACACTGGCAGTTTTCAATGGGTTAATGGTATTAAAGATTCACAAGTTATATTTTATCCAGATCCAAAAGGTAGGTTTAAAATAAGTTGGATACCACCTGCTCATTTGCAAAATAAAGTCATTGAACGTAATGGTTATAAAACACCAGGTAACGAGCATATAGGAGCATTTGGATGTGATAGTTATGATATTTCGGGGACGGTCGACGGGCTAGGTTCCAAAGGAGCTCTTCATGGACTCACCAAATTCTCTATGGAAGATGCTCCTCCTAATCACTTCTTCTTAGAATACATTGCTAGACCTCAGACTGCTGAGATGTTTTTTGAAGATGTTTTGATGGCATTAATATTTTATGGTATGCCAATACTAGCAGAGAATAATAAACCTAGACTTTTATACTACTTAAGGCGTAGAGGTTATAGAGGTTATTCTATGAACAGACCAGATAGAAGTTGGAACAAATTATCTACTACGGAAAAAGAGATTGGTGGTATACCTAACTCTAGCGAAGATATTAGACAAGCACACGCAGCAGCTATTGAAATGTATATACAAGAACATGTTGGTTTAAAAACCAATGGTAACTATGGTGATATGTATTTTAATAGAACATTAAATGATTGGTCTAGATTTGATATAAATAATAGAACAAGATTTGATGCTGCAATAAGCTCAGGTTTAGCGGTTATGGCTTGTAATAGAAATTTATATGCACCTAATGTTAAAAAAGAAAAACAAAATATAAATATTAGTTTCTCAAAGTATCAAAACGAAGGAAGCTCATCAATAATAATAAAATAAAAATATGGCTCATTCAATTAGTAAGGATTTATTTCCTAGTCAAGTAGTTAGCGATTTAGAAAAAGTAAGTATGGAGTATGGTCTAAAAGTAGGCCAAGCTATAGAAGCTGAATGGTTAGATACTGAATCTGGAGCTAATAGATTCAAAAGCAACGAAACAAGTTATCATAGACTTAGACTCTATGCTAGAGGAGAACAATCTATACAAAAATACAAAGATGAGTTATCTATAAATGGTGATTTATCTTATCTTAATTTAGACTGGAAACCAGTACCTATTATACCTAAATTTGTTGATATAGTTGTTAATGGTATATCTGAAAGAACATTTGATATAAAAGCTTATTCTCAAGATCCTTACGGTGTTAGTAAAAGAACTGAGTATATGGAAGGCGTATTAGCTGATATGAGGTTAAAAAACTTTGATGATTTTTTTAGAGAAAACTTTAACTTAAATCTTTCAGCAACACCAAAAGAAGAACTACCTGATTCTAAGGAAGAGTTAGAACTTCACATGCAACTATCATACAAACAAAATGTTGAGTTAGCTGAGGAACAAGCTATTAATGTACTGCTTAATCAAAATAAATATGATTCAATAAGAAAAAGAGTCAATTATGATTTAACCGTTATAGGTATAGGTGCTGTTAAAAATACATTTTCTAAATCAGAAGGTGTTAAAATAGAATATGTAGATCCAGCTAATTTAGTTTATTCATACACTGAATCACCAGATTTTGAAGACATATATTATGTTGGTGAGGTTAAGACAATACCTATTAATGAATTAAAAAAACAATTTCCTGAATTAACTACTGAAGATTTAGAAGAAATAACAAATCAACCAAGTTCTAAAAAACGAGGATATAGTAGAACGAATTTGAGTAACAATAACTCTGATTCTAATCAAATAGAAGTTTTATATTTTAATTATAAAACTTATATGAATGAAGTATATAAAATAAAGTCTACGGCATCTGGTGCTAGTAAAATCATAATAAAAGATGATACTTTTAATCCGCCTGTAGAAATATTGGATGAAAATTTTGAAAAAGTATCTAGATCACTAGAGGTATTATATGAAGGTGCATTAATAGTAGGTACTAAAAAATTATTAAAGTGGGAGATGGCTAAAAATATGATGAGGCCAAAAAGCGATAACACTAAAGTTAAAATGAATTATAGTATCGTAGCCCCTAGAATATATAATGGTAGAGTAGAATCTTTAGTTAGTAGAATAACTGGATTTGCTGATATGATTCAGTTAACTCATTTGAAACTGCAGCAAGTAATGTCTAGAATGATACCTGATGGCGTGTACTTAGATGCTGATGGTATAGCTGAAGTTGATCTTGGTAATGGTACAAACTATAATCCGCAAGAAGCTCTTAACATGTTCTTCCAAACTGGTAGTATTATAGGTAGATCACTCACTTCTGATGGTGATATGAACCCAGGTAAAGTACCTATTCAAGAAATATCTAGTGGTAGTGGTGGTCAAAAAATGCAAACACTTATTCAGACATACAATTATTATTTACAAATGATAAGAGATGTAACTGGATTAAACGAAGCAAGAGATGGTAGCACACCTGATCCTAAAGCGTTGGTTGGTGTACAGAAATTAGCTGCTGCAAACTCAAACACTGCAACAAGACATATACTTCAAGGTGGTGTTGATTTAACTTCACAGTTAGCAGAGTGTCTATCTTTGAGAATATCAGATATAATAGAGTATTCTCCTACAAGAGATGCTTTTATACAAAGTATAGGTGTTCATAATGTGGCAACACTAGAGGAGATGGCTAATTTACATATTCATGATTTTGGTATATTTATAGAATTAAAACCAGATGAAGAGGAAAAACAAATGCTTGAAAACAATATTCAAGTAGCTGTTCAACAAAAAACCATTGATCTAGAAGATGCTATAGATTTAAGAGAAATAAATAGCATTAAGTTAGCAAATCAATTACTTAAGTTAAGAAGACAGAAAAAACAAAAGAAAGATCAAGAAATATCACAACAGAATATACAGGCTCAAGCTCAGGCTAATGCTCAACAACAACAAGCAGCTGCAGAATCAGAAGTTCAAAAACAACAAGCTTTAGTTCAAGTTGATAGTCAATTAGAACAACTTAAAGCACAGCTAGAATCACAAAAAATGCAACAAGAAGTAGCTGCTAAAAAAGAGTTAATGCAACTTGAGTTTCAAATGAACATGCAATTGAAGCAGATGGAAGTTCAAGCCGTTAAGGGCAAAGAAAAAGAAAAAGAAGATCGTAAAGATCAAAGAACTAAAATACAAGCAAGTCAACAATCTGAATTGATTGATCAAAGAAAAAACGAAAAACCACCTAAAAACTTTGAATCTGCAGGTAATGATACAATGGGTGGTTTTGACTTAGGTTCATTTGAACCTAGGTAATTATTTTTAATTTTTTTATTATATTATATTATGGCTAAGAAAAAAGAACAATTAGAAGAGGTTGTAGAAGCTACAACTGAAAACAAACAAGAAAAAGTAGAAGTTAAAAAAGAATCAGTTAAAAAAGAACCTGAATTTAAGGTTAAGAAAAAACCTTCTATGAAACAACAAAAAGATGAAGTTGTTAAAATAGATCTTAGAGAAGTTAATAAATCTCAAGAAGAGGTGATTACTAAAGAAGAAGAAAAACAAGATGAACAACCAATATCACAAGAACAGCCAGTGGTCGAAGACACCACAACCAAAGATTCAATCCCAGAAGAAAATAAAGAACAAGTTTCCAAGGATGAGCAAGACAGCATTCTCGAGGAGGTAACTGAAGAAGAAGTTCAAGAAAAAACAGAAGATTTAACTGAAGAAGTTAAAGAAGCTGTAGAAGAACAAAAAGAAACAGGAGTTGATTTACCTGAAAATATACAAAAGGTGGTTGACTTTATGGATGAAACTGGAGGAAGTCTAGAAGATTATGTTAGACTAAATCAAGATTACAGTAAGATTGATGATAATTCGTTATTATTGGATTACTATAAACAAACAAAACCTCATTTATCAAATGATGAAATCAATTTTTTAATTGAAGATACTTTTCTTTATGATGAAGAATTAGATGATGAAAGAGAGGTTAAAAGAAAAAAACTAGCATTTAAAGAGCAAGTTGCTAATGCTAGAGTCCACTTAGACGGGCAAAAGTCTAAATATTATGAAGAGATCAAAATGGGTTCTAAGTTAGCGCCTGAGCAAAAAAAAGCAATTGATTTTTTTAATCGTTACAATAAAGAGTCTGAGCAAAAAAACAAGATAGCTGAAAGACAAAAATCAGTATTTAATAAAAGAACTAACGAAGTTTTTTCTAACAATTTCAAAGGTTTTGAATATGATGTTGGAGATAAAAAATACAGATATAATATCAAAGAAGTAGACAAAGTTAAAAGTAATCAAAGTGATATTACTAATTTCATTGGAAGGTTTCTAAATGAAAACAACGAAATATCAGATGCTAAAGGTTATCATAAATCAATGTTTACAGCAATGAATCCCGACGCTATCGCAAGTCATTTCTATCAGCAAGGTAAAGCAGATGCTTTAAAAGAAAGTATCTCAAAGTCTAAGAATATAGACATGAACCCAAGACAAGGTCTTTCTGGTTCTACTAATGAGGATGGATTTAAGTTTAAGGTTTTAGGTGATGATTCTTCAAAATTAAAATTTAAAATTAAAAAATAAAACAAAACAATTATGGCAATAACAAGCGCAGCTGGACCCGATGCGGCACCGGCTAAACAAACGCTGTCAAGCAATTATATTGACTTTACAGCAAGTGCAACTAAAGGTTGGGCACAACAGTACCTACCTGATTTAATGGAAAAAGAAGCTGAAATTTATGGAAATAGGTCAATTTCAGGTTTTTTATCTCAAGTTGGAGCAGAAGAAGCTTCACAGTCTGATCAAGTAGTTTGGTCTGAGCAGGGTAGATTACATTTAGCTTACACAGCTACTAATGAAACTGCTGAGGATGCTAATGTTTGGACTATTGTAAATGATGTAGATGGTAACTCCATTGGATCAGAGCATGGAATAAGAGTAGGAGATCAAGTTCTTGTAGCAGCTGCAGGTCAAAATAAGCAGTTTAACGGTTATGTTTCAGCTGTAAGTGGTGCTTCTGTTACTATTCTTTCTTATACAACTCAATTCTTTGCTTTTTCAGATAGTGCAGGTGCAGGTGCATATTCAATATTAGTTTATGGTTCTGAGTTTGGAAAAGGAAAAGATGGTAGAGATGCTGCTAACGCTCCTCAGTTCAAAACTCAAACTAACAAGCATATTATCTTGAAAGATTATTACGAAGTTTCTGGATCTGATACTTCAGCTGTTGGCTGGGTGGAAGTTACTGGAGAAGAAGGACAATCAGGATACTTATGGTATTTGAAAGCTGAAGGAGACACTCGAGCAAGATTCGCTGATTACTTGGAAATGTCAATGATGGAATCTGTAAAAGGTGTTGCAGGTTCTTCAACTGCTGATGGTTCTATTAATGGTGCTGCTGAGGACTTTGGTAGTGAAGGATTATTTGCTGCTATTACAGCTCGTGGTCATGTAACAGATGGTCTTGATTCTGGAACTCCTGCTACTAACTTTACTGAGTTTGATAATATTCTAGCTACATTTGATAAAAATGGTGCAATTGAGGAGAACATGTTATTCTTAAATAGATCAACAGCTCTTAAAATTGATGACATGCTAGGAAGTATTAACAGTGCTTATGCTACTGGTAGTTCTTATGGAGTATTTAGCAATAGCGAAGATATGGCTTTGAATCTTGGTTTTTCAGGTTTCCGAAGAGGATCTTATGATTTTTATAAGTCTGATTGGAAATACTTAAATGATCAAGGAACAAGAGGATTTATTAACACTTCTAATACGAATGCTATCAGAGGAGTTATTGTTCCTGCTGGTGTTTCATCTGTTTATGATGAGCAATTAGGAAAGAACTTAACTCGTCCTTTCTTGCATGTTCGTTACAGATCTTCTGAAACTGATGATCGTAAAATGAAGACTTGGGTTACTGGTTCTGTTGGGGCACAAACTTCTGGAAAAGATGTAATGGAAGTACATTACCTTTCTGAAAGATGTTTAGTTACTCAAGGAGCTAATAACTTCATGTTAATCAAAGGTTAATACATTTATTTAATAATTACCCTCGTCTTATAGATGGGGGTAATTTTTACACTTATTATATTATATTATATTATATCATGGCAAAAAAACAAAAAAAAGTAGATATTGTTGAAGAAACAGTGTCAACAACAACAATGGAAAGACCAGTTGTTGAAAAGAAAAACGACTGGATTATAAAAGACAGGATGTACACATTAAAAGATGAACTACGTCCACTCACTTATTCAATAAAAACAAGCGGTATATACTGGTTTGATGAAGAAAAAGGATATGAGAGAGAATTAAAATACACTACAAATCAAAAAACAGTTTTTGTAGATGAAATGAAAGGTGATCAAATACTAGGTAGAGTTGTTTTTGAAAATGGAGGATTATTTGTTCCTAGAGAAAAAACAGTGTTACAAAAATTACTTTCAATTTATCATCCAAAGTTAAACAACTTGTATCAAGAACATATACCTGCTCAGATAGCTCAAGATCAATTAGTTAATCTAGAAGCACAAATCGATGCTTTAAATGCAGCAAAAAATCTAGACATAGATGTTGCAGAAGCAGTGATGCGTGTAGAAATTGGATCTGAGGTATCTAAGATGAGTTCTAAGGAGCTTAAAAGAGATTTATTACTATTTGCTAGATCAAACCCAGGATTGTTCTTAGAATTAGTCTCTGATGATAATGTTCAATTAAGAAACTTTGGTATTAAAGCCGTAGAAGCTGGTATAGTTAAACTATCACAAGATCAAAGAAACTTCACTTGGGGTAGCAATGGAAGAAAAGTTATGACTGTTCCTTTTGATGAACATCCATATTCTGCATTAGCGGCTTTCTTCAAAACAGATGAGGGTATGGAAATATACTCTAATATTGAAAAACGATTAAAGGATTAAGTTCCATGTAGATGTTAGGCCATCAACTTGGTGGCTTAACTACTACAAAATAAAAAATTATGGCTGTAAACGTAGATACTGTATATCAAAGAGTTTTAAGTATATCAAATAAAGAAAAAAGAGGTTATGTAACACCTCTTGAGTTTAATCTTTTCGCTAACCAAGCTCAACTTGATATTTTTAATCAATATTTTTATGATTTAGGTCAATTCAATAGATTACCTAAATACGACTTAGAATATTCAGATTCAGTTGCTTTTCTTGAAGAAAAGATGTCTATATTTGAAGTTTTTAGTCAAACTCCTTTATCCATAACTAATAATTTAGTTAGACTTGATAGTTCAGAGACTGGTACAGGTACCGTTGATGGATCCATTTCAAGTTCAACTTCTGTTGTTTTAGATGCTACAACCGGTAGTGTTTTACCAGGTATGACAGTCACTGGAAGTGGTGTGTCTTCAGGGGTAACAATAGATGCAGTTGCTTTAAACACTCCCTCTAATCATACAACATTAACCTTATCAAGTGCATCATCAATATCTGATAATGTAGCATTAACTTTTGATTTCAATAATCCTGAAATATATCAATTAGGTAATGTTTATTATACTTTATCTGGAGTAGATTATGAGGTTGAAGAAATAACAAGAAAAGAATTAATACAATATAACCTTTCACCTTTAGCAGTTCCAACAACTAAAAGACCTGTTTTTATAAGAAAAACCAACTCTGGTAATAGAATAGAGATTTATCCAAGCACTATATCATCTGATATAACATATAACTATATAAAAAAACCAGCAGCAGTTAGTTGGACTGGTACTGTAGTTAATGATGTTTCTCTTTATAACAGTACAACATCCACAAACTTTGAATTACACGAATCAGAAGAAACAAATTTAGTGATAAAAATATTGGCTTTAGCTGGTATATTACTTGAAGATCCTCAATTGTATCAGGTATCTTCTCAAGAAGAAATTAAAAAAGTTCAACAAGAAAAAGCATAATAAATGGGACTACTAGGAACAAGAACTGAGGAAGCATATTATAATCAGTCTCAAAGTTTTACTGGAAATGGAAGTACAACTAGTTTTAATATAACTACGTCATATTTTACTACAAGACCAACTCAACAAGCTGATATAAATGTTTATATAAATAATAAAATTATAAACAAAAGTACGTATACTTATAATGGTACAGCTCCATCAGACACTTCTGCTGATGATTCTTATAATATAGTTTTTCATAATACTTCTGGGGTAAATTCAGATCTTCAAGAATCTAGTGGTGCACCAAAATCTGGTTTAAAAATTGTATTTATTGAAAGTACATCTACAGAGGAATATGGTAATTATCAACATATAAGTATTGGTGATATAATAGATAACTTCATGGTTTCTTATGTAGGTAATGATAAAATAATAGATAGAGTAAAAAAAGCAGATGTTGCTTTTCATGCTCAGAGAGGTATACAAGAGTTAAGTTATGATACATTAAAATCAATTAAATCTCAAGAAATAGAAATTCCTCCAACATTAAATATGATTTTACCTCAAGACTATGTTAACTACGTTAAGTTGAGTTGGTCGGATGGGGATGGTATTGAAAGAATTATATATCCAACTAGAAACACTAGTAATCCCACGGGTATATTGCAGGATTCAGATTATAGATATTTATTTGATGTTAATGGAAAATTACAAACATCTTTCAATTCTTTGACTTGGGATAAATATTCTACATCGTCAAACATAGAACAAAATAAAGAGTCCAAGCAAGATCTAGATGAATTAGATTTAAAAGCTGCTGGAAGAAGATTTGGTATAACTCCAGAGTATGCTCAAAATAATGGATCTTTTTTTATTGATGAGATAAAAGGTATTATATATTTTAGTTCTAATATATCAAGCAGGTTAGTAACACTTAAATATATTAGTGATGGACTTGCACAAGACTCAGAAATGGTCGTTCATAAATTTGCTGAAGAAGCCATATATAAACATATAGCCCACGCTGTTTTAGCTAGTAAAACTAAAGTACCTGAATACATAATTAACAGGTTTAAAAAAGAAAGATTTGCTGAAAAAAGAAAAGCAAAACTAAGATTATCTAACCTCAAATCCGAGGAACTTACCCAAATAATGAGAAATAAATCTAAGCAAATTAAACATTAAGATATGCCAGACATAAAACATCATTTCCGAGCTGGTCGGATGAATAAGGATCTTGATGAGAGATTAATACCTAATGGTGAGTACAGAGATGCACAAAACATAGAAATAGTTACTTCTGAAGGCTCTGACATAGGTTCTATTCAAAACAGCTTAGGTAATACTTTAATTAATGGTAAAAAATTAGATGCTGTTACAAATACAGTTTCTAATTGGAGCTCTAGTTTTATATCTAACTTAACTAATGCTGAATGTATAGGTCATGTTGTAGACAATGAAAACAATAAAATATATTGGTTAGTAGCTTCTGATGAAGCTAGTTGTATTGCTGAATATGATGATGTAACTAAAGAAGTGTTACCAGTGTTAGTGGATACTGGAAGTATACTAAATTTTAGTAAAGACTATTTAGTCACAGGTATTAATGTTATAGAAGGGTTGTTAGCTTGGACAGACAATCAAACTGATCCTAAAAAAATAAATATAGAAAAATTTAAGTCAGGTTCTGTAGATTTTGCAACTACTACAAAATATGATGGCACGGTAATGAATGCCACTCAAAGAGCAGCTGCTAATAATTTTAAAAATGAGCACGTAACAACTATAAAGTTAGCTCCTAGAAATGCACCTACATTAACATTAAGTTCTTCTAAAAGATCTGGAATAGGAACTAGTGCTGATAACAATAGCGTTTTTGTTTCTTATGATTTTTCTGATATAAGTATTGGAGGAGCTTTTACTATAGGCTTTGCACCTACTCCTAACTTCTTAAAAGATGATGTAATAACATTAACTACCACTCAAGATAATTCAGATAAATCAACAACAACATACAAGCTAACAATAAAAATAACAGAATTATTAAATGAAGCTAATAGTGTAAGAGCTATACTATTAACAAAGCCTAGTAATTTACCAGATAACTCGTTATTATTTACTTGTTTGTTGGATGAGGGTAAAGCTTTATTTGAAAAAAAGTTAATAAGGTTTGCATATAGATGGAAATACAATGATGGTGAATACTCTACGTTTTCACCTTTTTCTGATATTGCATTTTTACCTGGAACATTTACGTACAAATCTGATGATGGGTATAATGACGGTATGTTAAATACTGTTAAATCAATAGTTGTTAGTGGTTTTGAAAAACCTCTTGATGTAGAAAAAATTGAAGTATTACTTAAAGAGTCTAATAATAATTTAGTTTATGTAACACATACTATAACTGATGAGTCAACTAGTTATACTGTTGAATCTGAAACATTGGGTTTAGTAATACCTTCAAATCAATTATTAAGACCTTGGGATAATGTTCCTTTAAAAGCTAAAGCTCAAGAAACAATTGGTAATAGATTAGTTTATGCTAATTATACTCAAGGATATGACATAGAAGATAATAACATACCTGAAATATCAGTAACATCTAGTATAACTAATAGGACTTCTTCTATAGGTGTTGGTGAAAAATCTATAAAATCAGAAAGAACATACCAAGTTGGTGTTGTTTACTCTGATTATTTTCAAAGAGAAACACCAGTCTTCTCTAGTAAAAAATCATCTGCTATTATAAATAAAATTCAAGCTGATTCTATTAATTATTTATCAGCAAGAATTGATAGTATACCTCCGGACTGGGCAACTCACTATAAATATTTTATAAAAGAAACTTCAAATGAATACTATAATCTTGCTCTAGATAGATTTTATATAGCTAAAGATGATAGTGTGTGGTTATCATTCCCATCATCTGAAAGAAATAAAATACAAGAGGAAAGATATATAACATTAAAAAAGAAACATGATTCTGACGATTTTGTTAAAGAAGAAGCAAAATATAGAATATTAGATATACAAAACGAGGCACCTAGGTCACTAACGGTTGATATTAATTTAAAATCAAGCTATAGAGCTATTATATTGTCAGATGCTAGCAATAAACCAACAGTAAACTCTTCTTATTTTAAATTTAGAGGACCTACTGATGCTGAAAATCCGGAGTTTGCTAGATCCTTTAATTCTTTGGGTTATGTTAGTATAACATCGTATGACTCTTCTGGAAATGAAATAGGTACTACAGACAAATACAAAATAGAAAGTGGTGGTATAAATGGAGAAACAAATGGTAGTGCTGGCACTATGGGAGTTACTACTGTTTATGAAGTGAATCTTGAAGATGGTTTTGAATCAAAAGAATCCACCATACTAGCTTCAACTAATTTTGAAGCAAACGAATATTTTAAAATAAATATATATCAAGAAACAAGCTCTTATAAATCTGAATTTTCTGGAAGATTTTTTGTTAAAGTAAATAGAGACACTATTTTAGATGAAAATGTTATTGATGCATTTAAATTGAATAAAATAAAGTATAGTGTAAAAGAAAGACAAAATATATCTTTAGATTCAACAAATGATTTTACAGAGGATAATAGTGAAAACTCTGGAATATCTTGGAAAGATTCAAAAGCTGATAATAACGAATTCTCAGATCTTAGGATATTAGATAATGAACATCCTAAATCAGATAACAAAACATTTTCTTTTATTTTATCAGGGGTTGACACTGGAGAAAACACTGTAGATCATAATTTAAGTAATGAAATAAGTGATTTTTTATCAAAAATAAATACAGCAGGTACTCTAATACAGTTTTCAAATTCTAGTGGATTTGCTGGTGGTGTATATAAGATTACAAGTTGTGCTATTACTACATCATATAGATCTGATACTACAAGCAAGAAAAAGAAATTATCAGGTAAAAGAAGAAGATATAATGTTGAATTTGAAAGTATAAAAGATGGAGGAGGTTATTTTGATAATTTCACTGTATCAGGTAGTGGTACTACTGGTATAATAACAGAGATAGCTATAGTAAAAAGAGAAATAGATTTTGAAAATGATAACTTAACATCTACTAATCCAGCTGTATTTGAAACAGAACCTATAACTTCTGTTGATTTAGATTTATTTTATGAGGCTTCAGATCAGTTATTTATACTAAAGCCTGGTATGAAAATACAAAATACAGAGCATACAACTAAACAAGTAATAACAGGTATTGATAATTCTGTTGATACTAATGGTGATAAGAAAACTTCTATATCTTGGTCAGGCACTATAAATAGTACTGTCAATGCTGGATATACATATAGAATATGGTCTAGTGATGAATTGTATTATAAAGATATAACAGCTACTGGTACAAACACTACAACAAGTATAACATTAAGTCAAGATAATAAAATACATGGCTTTGAAAATTCTATTGATTGGTTCAACTGCTTTTCTTTTGGTAATGGCGTAGAATCAAATAGGATACAAGATGACTTTAATGCTGTTTTTATAGACAAAGGCCCAATTGTTTCATCAACAATAGATACTCGTTATAAAGAAGATAATAAGAAAAGTGGTTTAATATTTTCTGGTATAATAAACTCCATAAGTGGTGTTAATGATTTAAATCAATTTATACAAGCTGAAAATATAACTAAAGAGTTAAACCCAGAGTATGGTAGTATACAGAGAATAGTTGCTAGAGACACAGATTTAGTTACGTTTTGTGAAGATAGAGTATTAAGAATACTAGCAAATAAAGATGCTTTATTCAATGCTGATGGTAATCCTCAGTTAACTGCTAGTAATAATGTTTTAGGTCAAACAATACCTTATTTAGGTACTTACGGTTGTGGTAAGTTTCCTGAATCTATTTGTCATTATGGTTTTAGAATGTATTTTTTAGACAAAGCCAGATCGTGTGTTTTAAGACTATCTAGAGACGGTATAACTAATATATCTGAAAAGGGTATGGGTGATTGGTTTAATGATAATATACCACTGTCTAACGGTTTTATAGGTACGTTTGATGAAAACAAAAAGTGCTATAATTTAACATTAAACAATTATACTATATCATTTGATGAAAGAGTTGATGGTTGGACTTCGTTTAGGTCTTTTATACCACAATTTGGAACTTCATTAAATGGTTTGTATTATACATTTAATCAAGGTTTATTATATTCTCATAATAATCCTATAAGAAATAAATTTTATAGTACAGGTTATGAATCTTCTGTTAATGTTATAATGAATGATGCACCATCTTCTGTTAAAAGTTTTAAAACTATAAATTATGAAGGAAGTGATTCTAGAAAATATACATATAATGGTGCTAGTCAAACATTAGCCAAAAAAGGTTGGTATGCTAACTCTGTATTAACAGAAAAACAAACGGGTAATGTTAAGGAGTTTGTGGAAAAAGAAGGATTATGGAGTAATAACATACTTGGAGATACTACAACATTAAGTAATATTGATGAAAAAGAGTTTACAGTACAAGGTGTTGGAACTTATGCTTCAATAGCTGGAGATACAGCAAGAACACAAATAACTATAACTAAAACTTTAACAGCAACTGGAGCTAATGTTTCTGGTAAAATTACAATATCTGATCCTGTATCTTTTGTACAAAACATAAATACATCTGACGTATCTAATACTAGTGTATTTACAATAACACCGCTTACGGGTTATACCTTAGTTGCTGGTAATTTTAGTGGTTCTAATTGTAATTTTTCTCAAAGCGGAGCAAATGTAACATGCTCTTTAGCATCTACAGATAGTTCTCTTACTGATGATATAAGCCATACTGTTAATATATCTCATTCTGGAGCATTAACAACTACTACGTATAGTGTAGGTATAACTCATGAAACTTTTGAAGAAAATACACTTGCAACAACAGAGGGTAGTATTGTTACTGGTTCAAACATAATTGGTACAAATACTTATACGGGAGGTGTTGTTGACGTTGAATCTACAGTATTTACTATAGCATTTACTCCAGACTCAGGTTTTGAATTTGATGAAGCTCCTGTGGCTACGGTTGTGTATAGCAACGGTGGTGGTGGTAAAAACATGTACAGGATAACTAACAATTGGAGTTCATCAGATAAAGATGCTAAGGTTACTTTTACTGTTAGATATACTTTTGGATCTAAAAATCCTACTGGTGATAAAATAACATTTGTTGCTAAAGCAATTAAAGAAGTAACGGCAGTACCAACGTCTATAACTGGTGCAGAGGTATCAAAAAGAACTGTGCTAGCAACTGGAGAAACTAGAAGTTTTAAAATATTTGGAACACCTGGTGCTAAGTTTAATATAACAAGAAGAGAATTAGAACAAACAAAAACAGTGGATGCTGCAAGCTATACTGTTGTAACAGATTATGGTACATCATCTAATAGCGTAGGTAATAATATATCGTGGTGGCATGGTACAATAGCGACAGGTAAGGCTGCAGATTATGCTTGGCAAGACTATCCATACATTGGCCATCATGCTATTCCAGCAAGTGGTGTATATGAGTTTGATGAGGTAATTCCAGCATTAACAAACTCTAATGAGAAATATATTTATTATAGAATAGATCCAGGTATAAATCAATATGATGATTCAGGTAATGGAGGTCAAGTCCTTAGTAACCAACCACTTACTATAATAAAAAGAACAAAGTTTAATGCCGACGGCACTATTGCTGGTGATGAGTTTCCAGGCGCAAATATTGCTGATCACACATCCACTAAAGCTAATTTTTTACCATTATCCACTCAATCAGCAACTTGGGCTAGTGGATTTAAATTGACATTTGCTAGCGCTCCTCCAGTATTAAGTGATGGTGATTGGAGTACAGATGTTACTTGGAATGGAATGCCTGGAGGTAGAAGATTTATAGTTTCATCAACAGCTAACAGTGGAACAGAGATAAATCTAAAAGAACAAATTTTTAATGTTAACACAGGTTCTTCAGCTGGATTTAATACATATAGATTTGTTGTACCAGGTCAAACTTCTGATACTTTAGGTACATCTATTTCAGCTCCTAGAATACAACCATCTTCAATAAGTCAATTGGCATCAGGTACAGTAATAACTTTTTCTAAGGTTAATGCTAATACGTATGGAGATATTATTTTAAAGCAATTACCAGATGCTAAAATTAAATTAAAATTAAAAAAATCTATACCTGATCAAGTATATGCTTTTCCAGGTAGTAGTGTAGCAACTACAAGTTCAAGAACAGGAACTGCTACAGCTAAGGTTAATGGTACAATAAGTAGCACTACAGCTTTAGTAGTAGATAACAATTCTGGAACAATTGCTGTTGGAGATAGGGTTACTGGTAGTGGTGTTGATAACAATGTTACCATTAAAACAGTTACTGATCAAAATACTTTGGTTTTATCTTCTGCACAAAGTATATCGGACAATGTTGATTTAACTTTTTCAGCTGTAACTACTTCTGCTACTTATGATATAATTAGTTCTTATGCAGAACATGAGCCTGTTAGTGGATCAAGTAAATATATAGCTAATATAAGTAGTATAATGCAAGCTGTTGATGCATCTGCTAATGATGAAAGCTTCATATTAAGTGAAATTAAAGAAATAAGTGCTGATGATTTTAAGTATGAAAAAGCAACTTTAACATACACTGGTACTGCTAGCATAAACAGTGGTACTACTTTAAGTTTTGCTGCTGCAGTAACTTCTACGGCTAATGTGGATGGTGCAATTAATAGTGATACTTTAGTAGTTGATAATGAAGTTGGTGATATATTGATAGGTGATGTTGTTTCAGGAAGTGGTATATCTGGTACTCCTACAGTTACAGCGGTTGCTCTAGACACTCCTTCAGATCATACAACACTAACTTTATCAGAAAGTGAATCATTAAGTGATAATGTTGCTTTAACATTTACACGTACTCCAACCACTACAATACCTGATGCAGTTTATGTTGGTAGTAGTATTGATTATAACATATATAATTCAGATGGTACTGTTGCAAGTTCTCATACAAATACAGTATCTGCTATAAATACAGATAGAACTGTAATAACGCTTGGTACAGCTGCTACAGGTTCTAGTATAATAACAACTGGTACAGTTTTCTTATTTAATAAAACAACACCAGAAAACTGGGATTTTGATCTTAAAAATATTAATGGTACAATTAATAATACTAACGCAGGTAATAAGTATACAGTAACTGGTGATATTGAAATATCTAAGTATGGATTAGCAGATGTTACTTTAGAGTTAGATTTAGATAAATTATTATCCCATACAATAGAAGGTTCAGCTACGGTTTATACACCACCCACAGTAACAACTAAAAAAGCAATTAAAACTAAAATAAGTGGTGATGTTTCAGAAGCCGTACTAATTAGTGGTCATAATAGAGTTGCTGTAAATAGTGGAAGTGCTGCAACATATAACGGTACTGGTTATATAATAGCTGAATTAATAGGTAATAATTTGAAAGAAGGTGCTAACACAACTCAAGGTGGTGAAAATCAAATAGTTATAAATGCTGTTGCTGATGATACTAGTAATATTACTGCATTACAAATATCTTCTTTAAAAGTTACTAGTCCTGATTACACCGATACTTGGACATCTTTATCTAATGGTAAGTATCAAGGAACATCCGCTTCTAAATTAGGTTTTTCATGGGCAGCAACTCTAAAAGCAGGTATTGATACAACAGACGATTTAGATATTACATTTACAGTAACAAAAAGCGGTTCAATAGCTTAAATAAATAAAATATGCCAGATTCAATACAAATGACATTTAGCAATCCTATAAATACGTCACTACAAATTGGTGATACTATTTATAAAAGTGCAGTAACATCTGGAGTAGGTGCTGCACCTGTAGAGTTAGGAAAATGCACAGCATTAACTTCTACCGTGATAACTTGTGAGATACCTACTACCTTAGCAAGACCTGGCGGAACAGATTTCATATTGTTTAGCAAAAATAATAAAGCAAATTTATCATCATTAAATGGTTATTTTGCTGAAGTTGAAATGAAAAATGATTCTACAGATAAAATAGAATTATATCAAGTTGGATCAGATGTTTCAGAAAGTAGTAAATAATAATACAATAGTGTAACTATAATATTAAATTTAATGGAATTAGAAAAACAAAAAGAAAATTCACTAAAACAAATAAATGAATATAGAAATAAAGTATTAGATCTTGAACAAGAATTACTTGATTCTGGCGTTTGTTATACTGGTGATGAACTAGATAAAATAAATCCACTAAAGCACAGCTTTGGTGATGGGTGTTATATTAGAGAAATATTTATGCCGGCTGGTCAAGTTATAATAAGTAAAATACACAAAAAATTACATCCATATTTTATAATGAGAGGTAAGGTTTCTATATTAACGGATGAAGGAGTTCAACATATTCAAGCTCCTTACAGCGGTATTACTAAACCTGGCACTAAAAGAGTTTTATATATGCATGAAGATACTGTTTTTATAACTGTATCAGTAACAGATAAAACAGATTTAAAAGAAATTGAAGATGAGGTTATAGCAAAGGATTTTCAAGATCCACTAATAACTAAAGCTGATTTAGAGTTATTAAAAAATGAAAAATAAAAAAATATGGCGTTTGCAATAATAGGAGGATCCTTAGCTGTTATAGGTACAACAGCGGGTTTAATTGGAAGTTCTAAAGCTAAAAAAAGAGCAACAGATGCTCAAAGAAAAGCTGATGCTAACTTTAGAAGGCAACAAAGGGCTTATGAAAGCTTTACATTTGAAAATAAATTTGATAATTTAAGAAACACTGCCGCTGATGCTCAAAACTTTGCAGCTAATTTAGAAAATTTTGGTGTTGGTGTTCAGCAAAGAGCTGACAACATGCAAAACTTTGCTTCTAGAATGGAAAATACTGCTGAAGACTTAACAGTCAATACTCAACAAGCAGAATTTTTAGCTCAACAACAGCAACAAGGATTAGCAAACACTCTTGGAAGTATGAGAGGTGCTGCGGGTGGCAGTGGAGTAGCTGCTTTAGCACAAGCTTTATCAAATCAACAAACTCAAAATTTACAACAAGCATCAGCATCTATAGGTATGCAAGAAGCACAGAACGCTCAAGCGGCTGCAGCACAAGCATCACAAATACAACAAGCTATTGCTCAAGAATCAAGTGCTAATCAAGCAGCTGGTTTACAAGCTTCTCAGTTTCAAGCACAAATGGCTCAAGCTAACCAAATGGCATCAGTTGATGCACAAACTAGAAATCAAGAAATGTTTATTAGTCAAGCAGCTCAAAATCAAATGCAACAAAGACAAGGGGCTATGGCTGTTCAAGGTATGGAATTTGATAGAAGAGCAACAATGTTTGGGCTTGCTGGAGAACAACAAGGAGCAGCTAATGCACAAATGCAAGCAGCGCGTCAGATGCAAGCTGATGCATTTTCAGGATTAGTAAGTGGTGGTATGGGTATGGTAGGATCAGCAATACCTGGTATTCAAGAAAAAATGGATTAAATAATAAAATTATGGCAGCAGACGCAGGATTAATAAAAAGTGCAAGTCAAGCATATAGAAGTCAAGATCCAAATTTTAAACTTGGTGAAAGCTTAAGGTATGGCTTTGATAAGATATCGCAAGGTATAACTAAGGGTCAAGAAATAAAAAGAGCTCAAGAAGAAAAAGAAAACCTTCGTAAAGAAAAACAAGCTGCTTCTTTAAAGAGATCAGCTGATGTTTTTCAAAATAGCATAGTAGAAGTATCTGGTCATGCTAAAACAGATAAACAAACATCATTAGTTCTTAATCAAGCTAAAGAATGGAGATCACAATCTAATGAATATTTTAAAATAATGGAAGAGTCATCAGTTGATTCACCTGAGTATGCTGAAGCCCAAGAAGGTTTATTAAAAATAAGAACTGGCATGCAAAACACAGTAGATAGTTTTGATGAACTAAATGCTATAAGACTTACTAGATCTGATATAGCAAAAAATAATGGTTATGCAGATTTTAATACAGTTGAAGGTGTTGACGGAGTAGATGACAATACTATATTAGGTAAAACTGAAGCTTTTGTACGTGAAGATGTTGACTACGCATTTGATGACAATGGCTTTTTAAGAATATCAGACGGACAAAATGAAGATGGTACTGCTAATTATGTTAGTATTAGTGATTACGATTCTACATTAGCAAGAGTTGCTGACGCTAGTGTTGCAACTGCTTTCACAGCTATAACTGATGATTTACAAAAACAAGGCGCTAAGGGTGATCCAATGGATAAGGTAGATCTTGAGCATAATTTTAATATTCAAAGAGAACGGTTGGTTAAACCAGGACAAGATAAAACAGATCAATTGTTAACTTTTTTTACAGATAATCCAATACCAGGTGTTTCATTAAAAGAAGGTAATGAAGAATTGATAAGAAATCTTCAAAGTAAAGATATTGAAGTAAGAACAAAAGCTAAAAAACAAGCTGTTGATTATCTTTTTGGAGAAACAGACAAAGGTAATGGTAGATTATATCAAGTAGCTGAACAATTACACAAAGGTAAACTTGACATATATAATAAGAAAAAAGAAAATGAACACAACTTAAAATTAGAAATTGAAAAAGCTAAAGCAGGTAAAAGCAGTTTTAGTGGTGCACAAGAAAAAGATCAGAAAGTTATAAATGCTTTGGATGTATTATTTAAAAAATCTCAACAACCTGCAAGCAACCTAAATGTATTAAGAACACTTGCTAAACCTAACAAGTATCCTATTGATTTTAATGGTGAAATGCTTGACAAATCAAAAGCAGATAAAATGTTAGAAATATCAAAAAATAATTTAACCAATGACTTAAGAAAACACTTAGGAGATAATAAACTCACGGTAAATACAAAAATTGATGATAATGGTGTAACAAAATTTATGTTATCAGGTACTGATGGTAGATCAAGTGGTGACTATACAATAGAAGAATTGTTTGCTCCAGTAACAGATCCAAATGGATTAGCTTACAAATATGCTACACTTAGTCAAGTTTTAGGAAAAGAATAATCAAAACAACATATGAATAAATTTTATTTAAACGGTTCTGAAATTTCTTTTGAGCAAATAAAAACTAATGCTGAATCCGAAGGGTTGAGTGTTGAAGATTATATTAAATCAAATAATATAACCTCAGAAGCTTTAAAACCAAATGATAATCAAGAGTTTGATACTAATTTTGACTCGGCAATAAGTAATATAAAAGAAAAAAAACCTGAAGTAAAAAAGTTAAAAACAAAAAAACAAGAAAGTTCTTTACCTAGTTATGCTGGTATGGGTGTCTATGTACCTAAAAAAGATTTTGTTGATCAAGAATTTACATATCAACAATTAGATAAGGCTAATGAAAATTCAGAAATAAAAAAAAGTATACAAGAAATAGAAGACAAATACAGTGATCAATCTCTTTTTGATGAAGTAAAAACTTATAAAACTGGGCAATATTTAGGCATGGGTGTTTATCTTCCAGATGAAGAAATAGTAGAAACTCCATACAAAGAGGAACTTAAAAATCTTAAAATAGAATTATCTGAAGTAAATAATGAAGTACCATCTAATGAAGTGCTTGAAGCTACATTAAGAAGAAGACTTGCTGATAAAGAAATAATAGAACTAAAAAATTATGAAACAGATCAATTCATAAAATCATTAACACCAAAAAAACAAAAAGAATTTTTAAGTAAGAATAGGTTAGATTATAAAACTTTAAATGATAACTATAACTTTAATGAAAATCAAGTAAAAATAAATAATGATTATAATGCTTTTATAGCTAGAAAAACGTTACTTGAAGAGTCTGAGCAATTTAAGTATAAAGAAAAAATTGAAAAAGACTTAAATGATCCTAATTTTATATTTGGCTCTGGAGAAGAAGGTGAAGAACAATTTATTTTTAATGGTAAAAAAATACCTAAATCAGTAGTTGATAAGTATACTATGGCATTTGATTTTGTAAAAAAAGAATCTAATGTAATCTCTGGTATGTATAATGCTTACGAAGAAAATAAAGAAAACTACAATAATAATTTAGAGGATAAATTTGATTTAGAATTAGAGTTTGATTTACTTAGAAGAGACTATGATTCTTTAGGTAAAAATGCAAACTCAGCTTATAATGTTACTAAGGGAATA